GAGAACTGCGCGGGAGTAGCTATCAACACAAACACTCGCGCTATCGGTGTCACAGCCGTAGTTCGCTGGAAAGATATGCCCGAAGGATTCCCTGAGTACATATCTTTAGGTAAGTACTTAGAGGACGAAGAAAAAGATACGTTTGGCATAGATGACCTAACTATCTTCTACTATGCAGAAGGGTTAGAAGAAGTAGAACAACTCATGACTAACAGTAGTAATGAGTGGCTAATAGAGAAAGTGGTGGAGATTCATTATGCGTAAATTACTAATTGGACTATTACTGGTTACAGGGCTGGTATCACCTGCCCATGCCGATACACCGCAGACTGTGGTGTTGATTGACGGTGGTGTGAACAGCACACTATTCCCTAACAACATAGCGTATGAAGTATGTACGATTGAAAATACTAACTGTGCTAACGGCAAAAATTTCATGGAAGGCTTAGGCTCAGCTCAACAGACACCATCACCCAATCCCGAAGCTAACCACGGTTCACAGATGCTATCTATCATGGTCAAGGTTAATCCTAGTATTAAAGTTATCCCTATCAAGATTTACGGCACTACAGCACTTGGTAATCCAATCCTGTACTCTCTTGCTAGTGTGAAGAGTGCTTTAGATTGGACTGTAGCTAATAGAGCTAAGTTTAATATCTCTGTAGTAAGCCTATCTCAGGGCGCAATTTTTTCAGGGTGCAGAGTTCCTGATGGGTTGGCTCAAGATGTAGCCACACTTAAAGCTAATAACGTGCAAGTAGTAGTAGCGACAGGTAATAATAAAGACCGTACTACTATGCAGTCACCTGCTTGCCTACCTGACACCATCTCAGTTGGTGCAACTGATAATCCTGCTAATGGTGTGGGCGTAGCATGGAACTCAAATGCTAATCCTAGTATTGCGCTGTACTCTAACGGCAACGCACAGACCACGCTCTACTCTAATGCTCGATACTTTGTTACCAACTTAGATGGGGTCATTAAGTTCACAGTAGGAACTTCTAACGCCACGGCTGCCGTTGCGAGTTGGATTACCCTTCACAAAGGAGTAGACTTCAACACTACATATCAGACCTTGCTATCAAGTGCGAGTGGCACAGCAACTAACACATGGCTTTCAGGTAGATACCTACTAATTAACTAAGGAGAAGTAAATGGCAAAAAAGATTAACGCCTCGTTTGAGGCAGAACTACGAAAGAACCAAGAAAAGGGTGGAGCTTGGCTTGGAGAGTTCTCTGTTACTCGTGATGATTACGATAAGGTTGTAGTCTCAGGACGCGAAGCTTTCTCTAATGCATCTGCTGGTAAGCGTTGGCTCAAGGCTCAGGTTTTAGCTAACACCAATAAGAAGTCTATTAAAATGCTTCCTAATGAAGAGAAAGACGCTAAGGATAAGCCAGTATTTTTTAGTGGCACATTAGCGTTCAAGGTAGATGTATGAGTTTCATTGACCCAATAGTCCCTGACCCCAACTGGGGTAATGCTAGTCCTAACGTAGACCCTGAGGAGTACGAGGACGAAGATTAAATAAAAATAATTAGCCCCTAGTGATTAAAGAGAACAGAGAGTCTCTATCACTAGGGGCTTTTTTATTACTGATTGTCTTTGATTAGCTTAACTTCGCATGCATCTGTTGTGCAATATGCTTCACCAATTGCGTCCGATGCCATACCAGCGTAGACACCTGAGAAGTCAATAGGAAAGAGCGTCATGCGAGCCTCTTCATATTCTTCTTCAGTTATCTGAGTATATGGCATCTGTGGATAAACTGTGTTACCGCTTGGAAGGAAAGAGACTGTCTTAAGCTTACCGTCGTACATATGCAGTACTCGTTTTACTTCTGTGCTTTCTTTCTCGCTATCAAAAGAGACTGTTACAGATACAGAATTGTCTGACCACTCGTACTGAGCTGTTGCGGCAAGGTCAATCTTCTCGTAAATAGAGACTTCTTTCTCAGAGCGAATTGCATCAGACTTAACTGGGAAGAACACAACTGAGGTTGTTGTAGGAGATTCACTTGCTGGCTCTACACGATACTGCGCCATCTTAAAGAGAGGAAGCATTGGGTCAGAGTTAGCAAAACGAATTGCGCGAAGGAAATGACGACCACCAACAGACCAGTGAACTCCTGGGGATTCACCTGCAAGAATAGAGACTGTTCCTGATGGTTTGACTGTAGTCATCTTAATAGACTCACGAATACCAAGCCACTCTGAATATCCCTTATCGTAATCTTTGATAACCATGTAGCCTTCGTCCAACCACTTGCGAAGAACTGGTAAGCCTTTGTTATCAGAGAAGTTAGCAACACCTGATACTGATGTACCAATACGACGGTTACGTTGCATGATTGCGTTTGTCTCTTCCCAATGTGTAGGCAGGAGAGTTACTGTCTTTGCATAAAGATAGGCAAACTTAAGAGTGCGCTTGAAGTCTTCAAGAGAGTCGTGACGGTTGAGGTAGGTCTCTACCAATGTGCAACACTCAAAGCTTTCAAGAGACTGTTCAGCGCATGGGTTGTACCCCATGATGCGCCAGTCTTTGTTGTTAGGAGCGTCTTTAAGGCGACCATACTTACGAGAGACATCCATCCAAATAACCCCTGGCTCACCGTTGCGGGCAATACCATCAACAATGCCATCAAGGTTCTGACCTACAGATACCTCAACAGAGTTATTACTCATCCAAGCCCAACCTGGACTCTTTGGGTCATAAGAGTTGCGCTCTGGGAATCGCTCTGGGTTCTTGAGGTTGAGGAACTCCTCATCATCAAGGCGACCCATCAACAACTCAGCTGAGCGTCGAACGTTACCGCTTACAACACAAACTCCAATCATGTTGCCAATGTCAGCAATATCCACGCGAGTTAGCTTCTGACCTGCTCGACCTGTAAACATCTTAGTAATGTGGTCGTGAAGTCTTAGGAGGGGTTCGTGTCCTGCTGCGGTTCCACCAAAGGTTTTAATCGGAGTACCTGCTGGTCTGATTTGGCTGTAGTCGAATACTGGCTTCTTCGTATCTGGCTTAAGGTAGCTATTGAGGAGGGAGGCAAGGGATTCAACCCAACCTTCTCTGGTATCGGGGATGACATATGTGTCTCCTTCTGTAGGTTCGTAAAGGACAAAATCTTTATCTGCGCCCTTGTCATCAAACCCAACCCCTACGCCAAGCATGGAAGCTTCCATAAGGAAAGCAAAAGGTTTAGCAGGGTCTATCTTGGTCATCGAGGTAGTTGATACAAATGCACAGTTCTGTAATGCTGCTGAGTTGCGCTGTTCATTAACAAGCGGAGTACCCATAACCCAAAGCCCACGTCCAGGAGGTGTCCACTTAAGATTCCATAAACGGTCAAAAGCCTCTTTAGCTGAGGATGCTGCTTTAGCATCTGACCATGGAAGTCGGTTTAACTTTGCGTGGTCTTTCTGTAGCGAGTACATGCCGTTGATGACTCGTTCGCAGACATCAGTCCACGTCTCTTTCGTACCATCTTCTTTAAGTCTGGAATAGGTGCGGAGAAAAGTAATTTCCCCCACTGAATTGCCTGCCGCGTCTTGATATCCCCAAGGTACTTTCTTCTCGTGGTAACCTGTTAGGAAGTCCTCTGTTAGACGAAACGACAAAGCCATTTTTTCCTTCTCTCTATTAAGTATGAACCCTTGATGTAGCAGGGGGTATATAGTCTAGCTGTGTAATACACTAACGCACATGGGGAGTATTTGCCAGTTACACAACATACTATGTTCCGTGTGTCTTATCACATCTGTTATGCGATAACTTCAAACTCTATTCTTCAATGATTTCTTTAATCACCTTAGTAGTTTGTTCTTCATTTAACCCACCATTTGGAAGCTCTTTTAGTGCTTGAGCACGGTCCCCAAAGATGCTAGAAAGCACACCAGCTGAGCCACCTTTGCTCTCAACTGTCATACGAATAAAGCTAGATGAGTCGTCCAATTCGTTGATAGTTTTAAACATTTTTGTGAGTCTATCAATCTCCTGGGAAACGTTAGGGTCTGCGTATCCACCGTTCATTTCTTCAGTAAAACGCATGAAAAGTACCCGTTGTGTCTGCATTTCAATCAATGCATTAACCAAAGCTTCACGTTGTTCTTTAGTCTTTACCTCGACTGGAAGCTTAAATGCACATACAGATTGAGGTTTAAAAGCGGGACAATTAGAGGCAACAAAACATGTATCGCATGTGCGAAGTGACGTGTCTTGGGATGTTAAAAGTACGCGCTCTTTGATGACATCATTACCATCTGCATCTTGTTCTACAACAGTCTTTGAGGTGTATCCAAGGACAGGTAAAGTACCCATTTCTTCTGGATTTCGGGGCTCAACTTTCCGCATACCTACCCCCTTGTTATCGCTATGTGCAGGTAGTGTTTCCCCACTTTCCTCCACTTCACTCCCCTCACTGTTATCGTATAAGAAGCTGTCATTTCCGCTCATATTTAACCTCGCCTCGAACTGCTCGTATGACCATACAGCTAAACGACACACTTCTTGTGGGTCATCTTCCATAATCAAATCGTAATCAAGCCCAGCTTTTTCATAGATGTTTCCGTATCTAACTCTGGCTTGCTCTTTCATTTTTTTGTTGTATCGAACTAGACGATTGCCGTCCCAAACGATAGTCTCACCATGGAGCATTGGAGCTAACCACGATAAGGTGCTGGCTGACTCTACCTTAACCTGACGTAAGTTATCGGGCTTGGCTGTATTGATTGCATGAAAGCGTGTGCCCTTGGCTGTGAACCCTCTTGTAAGGGCGGCTAGTTTGGTCTCATGCTCTATATCCTCGCCCATCAAACCAATGTCTAGGTAATGCTCAACCATCTTCTTAAGACCGTCTATGCCCGTCTGTGACTGCCATACGGGTTGGAATTTAGATGGCGGTACTTCAGACCAGCAAGTCTTCCGCTGCTCCTCTATAAACTGTGGACTTAGCTGAGTACTGACTACCTCATTGAAGCTGGTGAGACGGTCTATGTTATTAGCCACGAACTCCTCGTAAAGGGCACAAAAATCTTCTATTTCTTCTTGGCTTAAGTTTTCAGTTTTGGGTATGCCTGCGTGGGCGTAGATATAACTATCTTGGCTGAAGTAGTTCTTTAATAGATAAGGCTTAGTCTTGGGTAGACCACGCTTTGTAAGGCGCCAAAAACTGACCCCTACATGGTTGGCGGTAGTTGTCTCTAATAAGGTACGGTTAGAAGGAACCTCTGACCCTAAGTAAATTATCTTAATTGACGAAGCCTTCCTAACAAGCGGCTAAACAGGGTTACGTTCTCCCGCTCCCACTCCGCATACTCAGCCAATATGTCCTCAAGTTCAATGGTGGTGATTTCTTGGTCTGTTAAATACTCAACAAAATCATCGTCTGCTGGAAGGATGGGTAGGCTCATGCTCTTGGGTCTTCCTTCAACATTTCCATTTGCTTATCTAATTCTTCTTCAATGGCTGCCCAGCTTCTCATGCCTTGGCGACCATCTGGTCTAAATTCTGGTCGAAGGTAACTTGGGTGCAAAAATAGCAGGGTATCTAACCCAATCTCTAATAGTTTTTTAGCCAATTCAGTATCGGCTGTAACAATCACTTCTACCTTGCCCTGTGAACGGCAATACTTAACCTGTTCAAAATCTGGGTCATCTAGGATTCCTGGAACATTGTAGTCAATCAGGTCATCCATCTTGTTAATCTTGTGTTCTAGAAGCCAACGGTTAGTTTTAGCATAGTCATCACATAGAAGAACAACGCGCACATCCTCATTGAACATGCGGTATAGGGCAAGACCCTGATAAATAGGGCTACCAGTTTCGGAGCGTAAAACTCCGTCAACGAACATTACTACAGACAAAATGTGCTCCGATTAGATAGTGGTTAGCGCCTGTAAAGCGCTGCTCTACGGACTAACACCTTAGCACTTGGTAGCTCCATACCATAAGTTTGAGCTTCAAATTCTTGACGTGTCTTCGTAGATATTTCTTTTAATTGTTTTAGTGCTTGTACAAGTCCAGCTTTCTTGCCAGCTTGCCAACGGTAGTTAGCATAGTCTGCATAACCCATGCCGCTAGGACTAAACGCAGACCCTCTTCCATGGTGAATATCTTCAAACAACGCTGCGCCTTGTTCTACCGATAGTTTAAGCGCAGATTCTGCGTTAATGCGTGCTGTATCTGTGGTTGCTGTACCAATACCTGCGAGCGCTGTTGAGTAACGTTGCAAAATCTCTACAGCCATGCTCTCATCACGAGCAACTTTGCGTTCCCAATCACGTCTAGGATTAATACTTGGCTCTGATGGTTCTACAGTCCAATCATCATCTGTTAATGAATAAGCTGCGTATGGCTTGATGGTGCGAATATCTGTTGCCACATTAACATAGAAAGTTAACTCAAATGAGTCTAGGTAGTTCTCTGTGTGCGGGTAAAGTTCATCGCGGAAATCTTCATTGAACATAGACGCAATCTCTTGGTCACTTAATCCCGCAAATTTTGTGTTGGATTTACGAAACGCTATGTAGTCCACACCAACAAGGCAATCTAAATCTGCTGGACTACGATTTGCTGCCCACTGATAGGAAACTCCTGAACCCGCTAACCAAACGTGTATGTAAGCCTCAGGGTTATAGTAGTGACGGCGCAAGTGGTCAAATAAAATACTTAGGATTCCATTACGAACGCTACCGATTATTTTATTATCACGGAATAAACGGGGGTCTAGCCCAGCATTAGGGGCGCTAAAATATGATGTTTCTGACGGCTCTATAGATACTGGTGTTGCTTGCTTAACCAGTGCCGCATTGAAGTCCATTAGGACAGTATATCGTTAGTCTTCGTCTTCTTCGTCTTCTAATAGTTCTAAATCAGGAACCATTGTATAAAACCAACGTGGGTGCGCTAAATCATCAATAGCTAACGCCATTGCAATATCTATTGGAAATCCCGCTTTACGAAATGATTTGTAAAGTTCATGGATTTGGATTGCGTGTACATCGAGTGGAGTTAAATCTTCGGATTGATTTTTAGGAAGTCGTCTAGGCGCAACTGTTTTCTTTACTTGCTTCTTCTTAGGAGCTTCCATGGTCATCCCTACCTAGGTTAGTGTAACTACAGTATACCTTTGTCATACAGCGCTTGGCGTATTGAACCAGCCGCTTTCTCAGACTCTGAGAGTACAGGCTTGCCGATATTTGCCATAATTTCGGTGGTCAGCTCCTGCTTGAAGGCGGAATCTAGAAGCTCACGGCAAGCAGACTTGATATCTTGACGGTCAGCTTCACGTTGAACCAACATGTTTAAACTAAGGTCTGGAGTTGCAACATAGTTACCATCAAGGGTTTTAAATACTATAAATGCTGTCTCGGCATCTGGAACCTTATCCATTAGTCGTACAATCCTCGTTCTTTATACGCCTTTTGTTGGTTATACATCTTTACAGGGCAAAAATCGCATAAGTGAACTTTAATTGTAGATTTTCCAAGACCTTCAGTACGTCGTTCAGCCTCTGTTCCTGCGCTAAGAATTTTACGGTCGCTTTTATAATCTGGGCATTGACCCTTGGGGCTAAGGTGAATTTTGTAACAGCCCATAGCTTCTTGTGAATATTGGTCTTTAAGACCGTAAAAATTAGTACCAAAAACATCAAGACCAGATGATGCACCTTTACCTTCAAAAAAAGTCTCACGAAGTTGTTTTACAACACCTTCTTTAACTTTAGGTGTCATCCAATATCCTTGCAAAATGTCTACGAGGGGGGCGGCAATATGTTCAGGACCATGCATAGCTGCAGCAGCAGTTACAAACGGGTTATCGGATTGACTATACTTTCCATCGCCAAGATACTCACCTGTTTTTGTATAGGGAATCTCTTCAATGGTTTGACAAGTCTTACAAATTAAAAGGTTGAACCGCTCGGTTTCGAAGTCATCTGCCATGGGCAGAATCCTACCACAAACTATTTGGATTTACGGTTTGCGGCTAAACGCGCTGCAATTTGCTTCTGAATCTCAGCTTGTTTTTCTGCTTGGCTCTTTTTGGACGCTACGCTAGAAGTTTTTTTGTAAATATCGCCTACGTTTTTAGGGGTTTTCATAGATGGAGCGTCAGTTTTAATAATAGGCTTAGGTTGAGGTAGTTTTAATCGGTGTTCTTCTGGCAGTTCGTATGGTTTGTTTTGTATAAGCTCGTCATATTTTGCCGAAAGTTCAGGCGCCTCTTCCATACCACGCTTAACTGGCATAGTAATGAATTTTTCTGCGTCTCGCGCAGCTGGTCGGTCTATATGTGCATTTACATACGGTGTGCGCATGATGCCTTCATGAATAGGGTTAGAAGGGTCGTATTTTACGCGACGAGAACTATCAGGACCTCTGTCTTCAGGAGTAGTCATTAAAGTCGTTCTCCCCTTGAACGCTTAGAGTTTAAAATATCCTCTGCGTTACGTGATAGGTAAGGAATCTTGGTGCGCTCACGCTCTGCAGCATCAGCGGCTTCATTTTCGTCTTCTGGAGTCATTGTTCCAAAACGCTCTGGTACGTCAGTTACCTTATTAATGTCTGGAAACTGTGAAGCATCTGGGTGCATTATTTCTGCGTCCAGCTCTCTGGAATCTGACCTTCGGTAGCCATCATAGACTCATCATTACGCATGGCTTCGTCTTTGCTCATCTCGTGGTCATACTTCTTAGGGTGCATAAGTTCATCAGCATACTTGCCTAATGTCTTTTCGTAGTTAGCTTGGCGACGTGCGTCACCGCTTCTATCCTGTGGATTCATTGCTTAAACCTCGTTGGATTCTTGTCTGGATTGTCGCTAATGATATAAGTACCGTTTTTGTTTTCATCTGCGTTAACAGCGTCGGGTGCATAAAAATGTTCTTTACCCTTGTATTTATAACCAGACTCTTCAGAGGAGCCAAACGCATCAAGCTTACCTTTTGTACGCAGCGCACCGCGAAGCTTTGAACGTTTGTAAGTGTCTGGGTTGCCAGGCGTTAAAAGACTCTCGTGAACTTTTACGTTGCTTGTAGGAAACTGTGATGAACTTGGGTTCATTAGGCTTGAGGCCCGCCTTCCATCATACGTTTTGTTTTTCCTAAACGTGTGCCGCTTATAGGCATGTCAGTTGATTCGCCTCTTGATATTGTATTTCCTTGCCCGTCTTTGGCATGAATATTCTCTAATCGTTTTCCGCCACTAGTTACTTTAGTAGAAACACTGTCCGCACCCTCAGCCATATCAAACCCAACCATGTCAGATACGTAATCTGCAATTGAAGATACTTTATCTTTTGCCATAGTTTGACCTCGTGAACGCGCCCTACTATTTAATTCTTTATTACTTTTAGGGTCGCCCTTGTAAAATGTGTTTGGTCGACGAGCGGGGTCGTATGCTCTATCTGGCGCTGTCATGTTACTTACCTGGGTTTACCTTTGAAGGCTCTTCAGAGTTGATAAATCCGTAGTTCATATATGGGTGCAAATCTGCACGGTTCTGAACTACTGTCTGGTCTCCAAGTCCTGGAATAACCTCAGTATTAGGACGGCGCTTACGGTACTTACCGTCTGTTGCACCTTCGTTAAGTGATGCGTTCTGTGAACGTGAGTTATTTACAGTCATTATGCCATCCGTCCTTTAAGTAGCTTAGATTGCTTACGACGGGTACATCCGCTGCAAGTATCTGAGTGTAATGATTGTACTGGGTTTAACAACAATCCACATTCAATACAAGGCTTAGAACCGTTGTAATAGGTCTTTTTTAAGTCGCGTTGGGTGCCCAATTTAACATCCATGGCTCCAGCCATGCCGTCGCCTGTCGAATCAGTGAATAATCCTGGGTCGTTGCTCACTTGTTAAACTCCACTTTTTCTGGTTTTGGAAGGCCGCTTTTAATAGCGCGAGCAATATGCTTGCCTACACTTTTGCTGCCAGCTTCAGGGTGAACGTCAAATTCATAAGCCTCAGTACCTGTTGCATCTGCATCAGATGCAGATGGAGTTACTTTTACGCGCTGAGCTGGGCCATAATAACCTTCGGAAAAATCTTCTTTATTACGTCCCATTATTTATCACCCCTTAATTTTGGTTTATTACCAACGGCAACCTCAGCTAATCGGGTTCCTTGCTTCTTAACGTCTCTATTTCTAGTGACTTTACGCCCAACTTCCGCATCTGCGTTATCAGGTGTGGCACTTAAAGTTTTTCCTGAGTGAGCCAACATAGCTCCACCTTTAGGACCTTGTGCACTTGACCGTGTAAAATCTGTGTTTTTGCCATCAAATTTACCGTAAAAGTCTTTCATATTGCGCCCCATTAGTTACCTTCCTTTGTTAATCCTGCGCGGCGATGGGTCATATCTTCATCTTTTGATGATGGATTAGAACCAGGCCATGAGCCATGTCCTAGGTCATCCGCTTCAGTCTTTGTAATCTTTCCCGTGATATAAGCACGGTTAACATCTGCAAGTGCTGGTCGAGAACCAAGGTTAAAATCGCTTTTACTACGCGGCATCAGACTGAGCCTCCTAAAGTATTTCGACTAGTGCCCTCTTGAGTATTAGGGGTATTGCTAAAGTCAGACTCTACACGCTGTTGAGCGCGACCAGGCAACTCAATTATGTCTTCAATAGTTATCTCAGTCTGGGTGTAACCATAGCGTTCTGGAAATAATTTGATTTGAGGTAGTGGGGGGCGCACATATTCTTGTAGTTCTTGCCCCGTCATTGTGTTAGCAGCCATTGATTGGCTTAGTAAGCGCTCTTGGTTAGAGGCAAAAGGGCCTATATAAGCTTGAGGTGGGTAGGCAGCCTCAGGTGGTGCTTGCCATGGTTTGCGGGAGTAAACACCGTCTGACTGACGACCTGACATTTATTTAACCTTATACGAAGCTTTATACCCATAATCTTCAAAATCAGATTTGGCTTTTTCTGCGTGTTCTTTATTAGCTTCCATATCGTAGCCTTCACTAAAAGCACTTTCATGTGTGATAGCTGGAATACGCTTAGGGTCATTAGCTCTGTCTATTGTCATTTTATTTCCAGTTCGGTGATAGGGAGCTAAGACGTTTAGCTCTATTTAAGTTTACACCCATAGGTGAATCACTCTTTGCAGCTGGGCCCGCTTTACCATCATTAGGTAAATGTGGCGCTGGTGCTAAATACTGGTTGTCCTCATTCTTTTTTGTCATGATGACATTGCCTTCTTTAACGCCTTGCATCTGACGGCGAATTCCGCGTGCGTTATCTAAACCTTCTGGGTAGTAATAACCTGCGGCATCAATTCGTTCGCCTTTGTGAACACCGCGTTGATAACCGCGTTGTGTAATGCGAACCTTAAGTGAGTCTAAAACATTTTCTGATGTTGAACCTGGACGTCCACGGTCATCACGACGTGTGCGAATTGTGCCTAGGTAGCCGTCAGGATACTCCGCTGAAGGTTGACGACCAACACCAATGCGAAGGAAGTCGAGTTCCGAACGCGCAACAGGAACACCACCACCACCGTAGGTAGTGTTGGTTCCATACATCCCAGCAGCGCCGAGATTTTGCGTATTTTGATGTGGACCTGGCATAGCTTTATTATAGGCTAGCGAAATCCGCCTAACACTACTAACTCTCTACGAGCATCAAAGCCTGCACCTACTACTAATGACACAATTCCTGGGTGGGATTCAAGGCCCGATTTATCTCTAAACCACGCTGACCCATTATCCATTGCAGGGTTTTGGATAAATAGACGTGTGCCAACGCTCTGTACGTCATAGTGGTGAAGATGTCCTACGTTAAGGATGTCAGCGTTTGCTACAGAACAACGTCCCATAACCTGACCTGACCACCACTTGACCATATCTCGTCCTTGGTGTCCGTGTGCCATACCGTACAAAATACCGCTTAGATTAACAGCAAGGGTGCTGTCATCCTTTGCTGGGTAACGGAACTCAACTCGGTCTTTAAGAAAGTCATTCTCCATACAGGCGTCTTCTACGGCGCGAACAATCTCAATCTGCCATGAATCTTCTGGGCGCGAAACTAAGAAACGTTGAACCTCATCATGATTACCTGGAACCACAGGAACAATAATCTTTGGTGCTAACTGCGCCATCTCTTTAATCTGTGCCATAAGAATACGGCGACCAACTTGTACTTGCTGTGCTACTCCAATATCGTGGCGGCCCATGACTTTACCCTTTTGGCTAGTCATACCCTCAATGCAGTCACCTAATTGTGGAAGTGCAATTTGCCCAATTTTATACTTTTGCTGTAAAAACTTATGGTGGTCTACAGCTTCGTTAAAGGAGCGCAAAACTCTATCAACAATTGCTGGCGTGTCATCTTTACCGTACTGCGTATCTCCAAGGCTATATACAGCTGTCAAGTCACCCTCATGGTCGTATGACGATGTGGGCTTCCACTGTGAAATCTCTTCAATCAAACGTTCTGCATCATAGTCTTTTCCTGATGACGCTAGAACAGGAACAACAGTTAGTTTAAATGACTCTAGCCATTCTCCATCCCATCGTTGCCAACGTGACTTTCTGTGTGATGTCACTGCCCATTCTGCTGGGTTTAAACTTGCTTCAATCAGTAGTTCTTCTGCGTTTGGAGTGTTGCCGTCTGGACGCGGTGTTGAAACAATGAACCCGCCGTCGTTTCCGATTTCAGAACGCGGGCGCCATGACTCTGGTACATCCTTAAGTATGTTGTCTGAACCTTCTTTTCCAGCTTCTACAAACTTATTAAAATCGTCTTTTATGGACATGAGCACCAATGGTTTCTGTGAAATTTAAAAGGGGTTAAAGTAGGAAATGTATCGAAGCGTGAAGAAAAGAAGCGATGTAGGCTTGATGTTGCTGTTCTTTTTTGAGCCAACAACTCATTGAACTCTTGTTTAAAAATGTCGTCTTGTTCAGACAACCAATTTGCTACAGAACAATAACCTTTAGGAAATGCCACACCAGTATTCAACCACAGTAGTGGGTGTTACGCAAATAGCAAAACCCCGCCAAGTTTCCTTGACGGGGTTTTAGAGTGCTATTTATTCAGCCATACCTGCTGTGAAGTTTGGCTTGCTACGGTTGATAGATGGTGGGATTAGTCGACCATTACCTTGTGTGGCGCCTGCTTCTGGTGATGTCTGCTTTTGGAATCCAACTTTGACTCCGTAGCGTGCACCTGAACGAGCTTTAACATGCGTACGGTGGTCAGTAGGACCCTTGGTTGGGTCTCCTGCTGCTGTGTTCTTCTTCTTAACAAGTGTTCCTTTTTCTGTTGGAGCAACGCGTGGCTTTGAACCAGTTGCGTTATTTGGCTCAGCAGAAGTAGGTGCCAGCGGAGCTGGGTTCTTCTTAGAATCGGTCTTCATTTAGTTTCCTTTGCAAAGGGGGTTAAATAACGATAAGGCATTTAAACCCAAAATAACTGCTTAACCCGCAGCTGAAACGACAAACACAATGGCAGAAATCTGTCCGTCGTGGCTTTCGATGCTTGCAAAACCTGGGATACAAGTAAGGTCTAGTCCTCGTGGGGCTGTGTAACCTCTTGCGATTGCGATTGCTTTAACTGCCTGATTGACAGCTCCTGCGCCTACAGCGCGAATCTTGCAGCCACGAGTCTCATAGATACTGTGGGCGATTGCTGATGCTACGGCTTGTGGATTGCTTCCTGCGCCTACGCGAAGGATGCCTTCATCTTCTTTTACTACGTCAGTCATTATTACCTCTTATGCTCGAATTAGTATTACCCGTAAATTATGGGCAACTAAGAGGTGTATGTCAGGCTAAACAGTTCTGTAATCTATAGGGGTTGGAGCGGTAGCTAAACTGCCACATAATTCGCACTCCATATCGAGCATATAAAGCGAAATTTCACCATCTTCAAACGTCGCCTTTACATTCCAAAGGAAAGACCCGCAAGGACAAACGTGTAGGGGCGCTTCTTTATCTCTAAGGTCAAGAGGCATCTAACTCAATCTTTCCATCTTTTTGACCCTGCATAATGATAGGTGCTGCGTAAAAAAGGAACTCACGTGTGTAGCAAGTTTCGCACCCGCAGTAAGGTAACCCAGATAAAACCTCAGGCTCTTCTCCTTCTTCATCCCCATAAACATAATAGTTCTGTAAACTATCTACATATTCATTTACACCTTCTTGAAGGTTTTCTGCCCATTTTTCATCATTAATAATAAAGCTCATTGTGCTCCCCACCCTCCGCCTTTAAAATGTGCTGGCGTTACACTGAACACCTTGTTCATAAATTCCCCACACTTTTCACAAGTTGGACGACTATTGTCATCAAACCCTAAATATTTTTCAACTGTAACATCGCATGATAAACAAGTAAAGTCGTAATTAGGCACTGTGAGTAAACCTTACGGTGTGATAACGACATGTTTTATATACTTTGCGGTAGTAATAAGATTTATCTGATGGGTTTTCTACTACCCCTGGAAGTTTTTCGTTACATTCACACACTTTTCCATATGCTGTTTCTAAACGTTTAACTTCTTCTTTGGCATTAATCAATTCTTGCAAAATTTTATGCGTTTCTTTAGACATTATTTTCCTCCTTTGGTGTACCGTATCCTGCAGCTTGCAATAAATTTACAAAGTCTTCTAACCGCACAAGTGTAACCCATTCCGTGATACTTGCCTCTCCTTGCCCATTGAGTCGCAGAACTGCTACGGGTAAATCTTTTCCATTGTGTCTATCTTTAAGTTGTTTGATAGTGGTGCTGGGCGAAAAATCTTTACGCGCCTTGACTTCCCAATCAATACCTATTGTTCCTGTGATGTCGGTACCACTGCGACCAGCACCCGTGCTTTCAGCAAAAGGAAAACCATGCTCAGCTAAATACATGGCTACGACTTTTTGTGAACGGTACCCGCGATGTTTTCTTGATTGACTAGGCATTGTAACGGCTACCTCGCATGCGGTCACGGTCCCCTGAAGTACGTCGAGTTAACTCACGGCTTACTAGGCTGTAATAACGCTCCATGTTGTCCTGCGTAGTTTCCATTAGTTTACGGTACGCGTATGTATAATTCTTAATCTTTAGCTTATCTTGGATGTCTGTTTGGGCAAGTACAGCGGCTTTTAAAAGGCCCGCTTTTTCAGTGCTTTTACCTGTAGATGTGGCAAGTAATGCACGAGCTTCTGTAAGGTCGTAGTCATTCTCTGCCTCTAACTCTGCTACCTGGGCGCAAGCAGTCTGTGTGCGCATCATGTTGTAATTTTCCATGTACTTAGATGCCATCACCATAAGGTCTTGGTCATCTACCAACGTAATATCTTCTGGAAAATCTGGCATTGCAACATCAAGGGTTTTGCGTACTGCCAACCCCTGTCGTTCTAAAACCGCAATAATCTCTTCACTAACTCCTGTGGCCTCAAGCTTGAACATCTGCATACCCCTTACACTGATAACAACCTTCGTTAGGGTCAATATTACAGGTGGGTGCCTCTTTCTTGTCAACTGCTGCAACAATGTTTTCAGCTGCTTCTAAGATATGACTGATGCCAAAATCGCTTTTAGGAACCACAAATTCTTTAGCCTGTTGGTTAGACTTGTTCTCATAAAGAAACAACGCTTCTTGCGGTTGTACTGGCAGACCTATTAACTCAGCTAATTTCATATACATTTGTGCTTGTTTAATATGACTCATAAATGGCGCATTTAAAGCCTTCCACATATCATCAAGATTTCCACCATGCTCCGCCATAAGCTGTGGGGCTTCAAACCTAAAAGTTCCTGCGCCAATTGATTTAATTTCAAGCATTAAAGGCTCACCAAATCCAACAAGGATTCCGTCCGCATGCCCAGCAATTCTCAATGGTTCGTATACCAAAGGCACCTCTAAGTAATCAAAATGTTTAGTAGCAACTTTTAAGTTGTGGTCTGAAGGTAAACCAGTAAATGTCTCTCCACACTCGTTACATTTAAATTTACCCCAAAGTTTATCCATGTCTTTAAAAATAGTTTGCCAGCCTGCGTGAATATCATGACCCACTTGGAATACGCGCTTCTGACTAAGGGTTACGCGATACTTGCTTGGGGGAGGTGGGAACCCTAATAATTGAAAATAAGAACTGCGGTGGCACCAATCGTCTTTAACCATAGCTGATGGGTGAAGCACATCTGAGCGTCGGTCACTTGGAGCTGGCTTTGCAATAAGTTCGCGTTCAACGGTGGTAAGGACGCGAGATTCTTTTTTACCCGCGTCAATAAATCTTTTAAGACTGCCTGTAGCCTTAAACTTTTCTTCCTTTGCTGTCATTCTTAAGCACCCACTCCTCTAATGTAAGCCCTACCTTATCAGCTTTTCTCTTTAACGCATTACGCTCACGGTGGCTCATTCCACCCCATATGCCGTGTTGTTCATCCATTTCTTCTGAGTAAAACAAACATTGAAGTCTTACAGGGCATTCAGGGGCGCCGTCTTTACCAAAACAAACGGCTTTTGATTTGTCTGCTATCTGTTTGTATTTAGTTTTATCTCGCGGTGGAAACCACATCTCGGTATCCATGCCACGGCATTTAGCTAAATGCCACCACTCTGCGTCGGTGGAATTTTTATATGACAAGTGCACTCCTGAAGATTCTGGCGCATTTCTAAGAAATCATCTTCAGTAAGCAAAACATAATTATTCTCGTTAAGACTCACACCTAGAACAGGCATTCGGCTATCAAGAATCGCTTCGTTGACAATTTTCTCCAGAACTGCGGCTTTAACAGTAAAGGAGGCTTTGCCCGTCCACTTATGTTCAATAAGAAGGTCGCTACTACGAACATCACCTTTACGATTCCAAAAAGCTCCACTGGCAGCTGTTCGCTTACCGTCAATTTTTTTGGCTAGTCGTACCTCGTGCTTCTTAGACTGCTTTTGACCTTCACTCCGCATCGGAGTCATCTGCTACAAACTTAGACCCAGCTTTAATTGAGTCTAGTACGTCGCGTTCTAAGGTTTCTTTCAGGTCTAGCTCTTCCCGTATGGAACCTAGCATAGCATCTGCGCCCATCCACTGGCGAGTCTCACCGTTGATGTCGTACCGATAGTAAGCACCTGCTCTAGTGATGACTTTATTAATAATTCCCATAGCCACTACTTCTTTAGCAAAGTCATAATTACCACGGTCTACAGGCCCTCCAGGGGCAAAATAAAAGTCTACAAAAGCAGTCTGTGATGGTGGGGCTGACTTGTTCTTGAGGGTGCGAATCTTGATGGTCTGCCCTACGCGGTGCTTTTCTTGCCCTGTTCCCGCATCAATCCAATCATCGCGCTTAATCTCAATACGAGTAAAGAAAGCATAATCTTTACCTTTTCCGCCAGGAGTAGTGCGTGGGTCACCGTACATAACTCCAACTTTGTCACGCCATTGATTAATCATGATTCCAATGAATGGGCGTTCGTAGTCAATAAGGGAACGCTTAGACGCAATCCCTACTTTACGAAAGAACTTGTTAGTCAGCATGGCACCTCTGCCTACTGTGAACTCTTCCATCTGCTTTTCATCTTCTGCACTAGGAACAAGGGCAGGAAGGGAGTCAATAACAACGCAATCAACAGCTTTGCTTTCCACGAGCTCAATAACCGCTTCATATGCTTCCTCCATAATATTTGTTGATACAACGTAAAGGCGCGATAAATCAACACCGCACATCTCTGCATACTCTGGTACCCACTGCTCAGCTGCGACCCATACTGTTGTGAACTCTGGGTTACGCGCTTGATTAGCGGCAATAGTTTTAAGCGCAATTGCAGTCTTACCGTTAGACGCTTCACCAACGATTTCATGCCATTGGTTAACAGGCCAACCACCGCCCAGTGCTACGTCAAATGCAATAGAACCTGTGGTGATACGAGACATAACATCATCTCTAATATCTTCACCAAGCACAATTGTATCTGCGCCAAGCTTCTTGTTAATTTTGTTAATAATTTTTACTAGCTCTGGGTTAATTGCCATTAAATGTGTCCAATGATTGTCTGTGGATTAAATCCACCTGTCGCTACTTGTCGTGATGGTTGAGCAGGTCCTGAAGCCTGTGGGCCTCCGACAATGCCTTTACCAACACCTGAACCTGATTGTTGGATTGGGTAACCGCAGTCGTAACAACGCGGTTTATGGTCTCCACCACCTGTGTAGTTTCCGCTACCGCAACCTGGACAACGAGATGGTGTAGTCGCACTTGCTGGCAACTGATGTTCTCTTACTTCGGGCGGTAGGAACACAGGCTGAGGCTGTGTAGGTGGATATGAAGTAGGCTGTTGAGGCGCTACAGGTCGTGGAGCTGCGGGCTGTTGTGGAGCTCCTAGTTTATCTGCCCACCAATTATTGCTCATCTTCCTCCTTATATACAGACCCCAAACTTAGTGCATGGGGATGAAGAATATCAAGTTCTATACCTACTGAAAAAGCTGTTACGAGAGCGGAAAAACCAATTGCTTTGTAAAACTCAGTCATAGCATCAATCTCTTCATCACTTATATTTTCCTCAAAGTCTTCCGAAAACTCTCTCATTTGAGTTGCAGAGATAACTTTTGCGTTAAGTTCGCTAATAATGTCTATGTAGGGTAGGAGCTCATCAAGAGCAGAAAGCCGTATATGGCTGTCTTCTACTTCTTTTTCGTTTCCTTCTTGACTCACTGGAGTAAGGCCTAAAAGAATTGCAATTTCATTTGGGTTATCAATATTTAAATCGTAAAGACTCCATCTCGTAATTGTACTAAAAGGGACTTCTATCTTTGTATGTTCGTGCTTAGAGAAGAAACGGTTAAACCAACTCACTTTGCCTCTCCCCATCTCTGCACAGTTTTTACATCTGCAATCAGCGGGACATCCAACAACTGAATGCCTTCCATCGCGCTACGAATAGCTTCTGCAGTCTCTTCAACCTTATTATCGGGAGTGAGGGTCACAAGTTCGTCGTGTACGGTCAGGAGTAGTCTAGCCTCCTTAGGAATCATATCCTGTGCACGAATCATGGCGAGTTTAATAATATCTGCAGCTGAGCCTTGGATACGAGTATTAAATGCTTGGCGTTCCGCACTAGACTTGATACTGAAATTAGATGAGTTGATGTCTGGAAGGTATCTACGTCGACCAAGCAAGGTGGACACATAACCACGCTTACGTGTGCTATTAACAACCATGATGCGGTACTTATTAACCGCGTTAAATTTCTTAGAGAAGTCGTTAAGAAGCGTTTTTGCCTCAATAACGCTACATCCGATTGAAGCAGCAATTTTATCTGGACCCACACCGTATGCCATAGCAAGCACAAGTACTTTACCTGCCTTACGGTTAACTCCCATGGTGTCACCTACAGTTGTATAGATATCTCCACCGTCTAAGTAATTCCTCATCATAATCGGGTCTTTAGCCATTGATGCAATTACTCTTGGCTCAATCTGTGAGTAGTCGGCAACTACAAGCTTATATCCCTCAGGAGCGTAGAAAAGGTTACGAATAGCTTTTCCGTGTGCGGTGTGAGGTGCTGGAACATTCTGAAGGTTAGGGTTACGACTAGAAAAACGACCAGTCTCAGCACCGTGCTGTACAAAGTCCCCGTGAATCTTGCCGTTAATCAAAAGGCTTTCCTTATGCTCAACCTTAATTTTTCCTGCGGTTGTGCGGGTAACATCTCCACCTAAATAAGGGATAACATAAGTAGTAAGAAGCTTGTTTAAGTCTGCGTACTCAAGCATTGCCTTAACTAGATGGTTGGTCTCACGATACGGCTCAAGAGCGTCTGCAGCAACTGAGTAATCAGATAACTCTAAAGGTTCTCCAGCCATATCTTTTGACTTTCCTTTAGGCGTTAAAATCTTAGGCTTAAGTCCTTGACCACCGTTCTCCTTCTTACCGTATAGGAGTTCTTGTTTCTCAGGGTTAGAGTTGATGTTAAACACCTTGCCCGCAATACGGTAGATGTCAGAACGCGCTTTTTCAATATCAATTTCCAACTGTGCATGTAGTACTTCTAGCTGGCTGGTATCTATAGGGGCTCCAGCTAACTTCATATGGCAAAGCACCTTAAGAACACCCATCTCAAGGTTCATCACATTAGTGAGCTGGCCTTCTTCTAATTTTTTCTGTAAGACACTCTTATAAAGCATATATGTGTACTTGGCATCTAAATAAGCGTATTTAGCAACATCCTGGAAAGAATACTTTTCTACCTCTTTACCAATGCCTTTAACCATGTGATACCCAAACTCACGGGCTAAACAATCATCTAAACCGCATTTATTCTTATTACGGTTATCGTAAAGAAAAGACGCAATCATCGTGTCAAAATACGGGCCTTTAGGGATTTCTCCTCCGTAGTACTTAGCAATAGAAGTTAAATCAAAAACTAAATTGTGACCAACAAGAACACGGCTATCGCCAAACATTAAAGGCTTAAGAGCAGCAAATACTTCTGCTGGCAATAGCTGTACTGGTGGCGGACCAAAGCTAACTGTCGCTTTCTTCTTATCACGTGAATAATCAGACTCGCGTGCAGTAAGCCCAGCATCTACGCGCTTTTGACCTTGACCTGTCAAAGGAAATTCCTCTGAAATAAAATCGCCGTTTGGGTGACCCAAAGGAATAACATCGCCACGTCCATGAGTAGCAAGAGAAATCCACAATACCTCGTTAACAACTGTAATACCGCGCTGTGGGCCAACTGTTTCTAAATCGTAAGCAAACGAGTCTTGAGCTAAATAATACGCAACCATCTCATTGAGTTGCTCAATGGTCGTAATAATATTCATATGATTCCCCTTAAAAGCAGAAGGGCTAGGCCAAGGGGGTCAACCTAGCCCTTCCACACCTGATGTTAGATTAAAGCGTTTGCGATTTCAGTAAGCTCGTCAACTGAAAGTCGACGAAGTGATGATGAATCAAATGCTTTCATCTCTGCAATAGCAGCTTCAACCTTAGGCTCTTCAATGCCAAAATCTTCACCAAGGTCACGACCCTTAACTGGATTAAGAGTGTAAACAGTGTGCTGCATTTGACCACGACGTGCTACAGCCCAATAGTTTTTAGACAGTGGACCTGCAGGTGAGTGGTGCGCTGCATGAAGTGACTTAAAGAATAGGGGAGAGGCAACAAGCTTTGTAAGTGTTGTCTCTGTAGGTGTTAGGACAGCGATAGAGAACGCGTACTTTTTCTCTGGCTTATGCAGAAGCTTCACGCACAAAGGACAACCACTGCCAAGACAGACGTATGAACGCTGTCCTTCGGTCTTCTGTGTGAGGAAGTGTTGGCTATAAATAGCGTATGGGCCATCTGGGTCCAAGAACTTAATGACTTGGATTGTTTCAGAAAGCTTAAAGTCTTTTGCGTATTCCTTTGGCTTTACAGCTTCTTCTGCTGCATCCCAACCAGACTTGATTGCATCTGTGCCGTTTTCGGGACGACCATCAACTTCTGCGTTTTCCATTGAAAACTCATCTACTGCTGGTACGAACTCATCTGTTGTTTGAACTGACATTTGTACTGCTCCTTTTAATTTGTTTGAACTGCTAGTTTTGACCTGCGTTATTTTGTGTTTCTATAGCAAGGATTTGACTCCAAGCCTCGGCTATCTCAATACTGAGATTACGGTGTGCAGACCAGTCTATACGCTTGACATTTAAAAGTCCAGCTTTAGTAAACAGGTCTACCGCCGTTTCAATCATAGCTCTGCTATAAAGGCGTCTTCCTTTATGGTCTTCGCCATGTACGTTTTTCTTAGTGGGTAGTCGGTAAGGCGCTTTAGGAAGGTAGCCTTTTTCGTTCCAAACCCTTATTGAAACAAATGGTCTTCCTAGAGCTTGAGCTAGCGCACCTACAGTGAAAAGCTCCACGTCCCTTCCGTTAGGGAGTGTCTTTACCTGAGGCTTTGCATCCCATCCCTGTGTCTGCACGTGTTCAACAGTTTTTGGGGTAGCACTCTCGCGTCGCTTTCTTTTGCTTCCTGGATAAAAGACGTCCAAGTCTGCAAAAGCGTTTTCAATGTAATCGTCTGTCATTCTTTTACCAAGAATGCATACGAAACTTTTGTAGGGAACATTAGTTCAATGTCCTCTTCTGTTAATTCTTTTTTGTATAAAGCAGCCATAATAGCTTCTGAGTCTAAAGTTGGTTTGTCTGGCATACAGGTCTCTTTCAAACCTTTTTCAGTAATGATGCGTTCGGCAACTTCTGCATCAAGTGGGTTTGAGGTCTTACGTTGTTTGGTAAGGGTAACGCCACCAATTTCAAGAACAACGTGGCCACTACCGTTTATTTCGCCAAGGTCTTCAACAGCATAAATTAAACGTTTCTTTATCTCTGCTTCGCGTTCTGCCATAAGCTTCATCTCTTGTTTAAGAGAAAGATACTGTTGTACTGCTTTGTTGAGTTCGTTGATTTCCATGTAATCCCCTTTGTTATAGGGCTACATTATTGACTTAGCTACTTCTTGTCAACTAGGTATGTTTCAAGCGCATTAATAATCACGCTTGTTACGGTTACGCCCTCTGAAAGAGCCTTCCTTTGCACAGCTTTCCATAGGTCATCAGGAACGCGAATTGTGCGTGTGGGAGTCTTAGGTGCGTTAGGAATTTCAAGTCCCTCAAATCGTAGTAAACTAAGGTGTATGGACAATAGTAACATAGAAGATGTTGTGGAGTCTGTAAGACCTCAATGCGGTACTAGAGCTGGGCACATCCAGCACTATAAAAAAGGCGAAAAATACTGCAATCCATGCGTTATTGCAAATAGAGAATACCAAAAAGCATTCAGAAAAACCAAAACCGTTTCTTTTGAAAATAGAATACCTGCAACCGTAAGAAGAACGTGTGGGACTCGTCGTGGGTCAGATTTTCATGCTTATTATGGAGAACTTGCGTGTGAAGTATGTAAAGAAAATTATTCCATAAGGTCTTATGAGTATTATAAAGAAAACGTAGAAAAAACTCACATACGTAATAGGAAGTGGCGTAAAGAAAACCCTGAAGCGTGGAAAGCATCTCAAGATAAATGGAGAAAAGAAAATCCAGAAAAAATAGCTAGCAAAAATAGACGACAAAGAGCAGTTAAATTAGGGGTTATAAGTGAGCCCTATACAACAGAACAAATATTAAATGTTTATGGCTCTGTTTGCCATATATGTAATGAAGAAATAGACCTTGAGGCACCAAGAAGTGCAAGGGGCGGGGAAAATTGGGAAAAAGGCTTGCAAATAGACCATGTAATTCCACTAAGTAAAGGTGGAGTAGATACTATAAAGAACGTAAAACCATCTCATGGTAAATGTAACTTAATAAAAAAAGACGCTCTTACACAGTAGCAAGGGTCAAGAACTGCTTGAGGCTTCCTACTGTAAGTGGGACTCCACCCTTATCATCTATACCTTCACCGTCAATAATAGCGTTAGCAACGGATGTTTTTTGTTGTAGAGCGTCATATTGGCGTTCTTCTACTGACCCATCAATAATCAGGTCTTGAATAACAATTGTCTTCCATGTGGAAGACGCTCTTACAATACGCCCGTTTCGTTGAGTTGCAGAGCCTGAACTCCAAGGTAAATCGTAATTAATAAGGAGATTGGCAGCGGGCAAATCCACGCCGTAACCACCAGCGTCAGAAGATATAAGGACGCGAATTTCAGGTAGATTGTTAAAGGCAATTTTGTTCTCCTCTTTAGCCTTAGCGTCTAACTTACCTGAGTATAGACGGCACCGTTCGGTACCTAAAGCATCGGCTATTTTGTCGAGCATGTCTACATAAGTGGCAAAAATTACAACTTTATTTTCCTCATTTTGGTCTAAAAAGTTAGTTACATACTCAATAAGGGTGTTAAGTTTTACAGAATTTTCCACGCCGTCTAAGGCGCCATCAATAACCAGCTGATTAGCGTAAGCAGAGCCTTCTCCGCCTGTATCTAAATACTTCTTGGCACTAGTACGAAGCAAATCTGGGTGGGAGCAAAGCATCTTAAGGCACCCAATCTTGGACATAATTTTTCCACGCATTTCATCTTCTGGTCCGCTGCGACGGTTCTCAACCCCGTAATGCGCCAAAATATTAAAAGAACCACCAAACATTGCTTGTGCATCGTTTAAATCTTGCATCAAATCTTTTTGTATACGACTGTAAAGTTTTGCAGATTTTCTATCAAAAATAACTTTGATTGGGTCTTTGTGAATAGACTCTGGAAGAAACGGCGCAACGTCTGGGTCTTTTTGCGCTTTACGAACAGAAGCTTCTTTCATTACCTGATGCAGTGTCGGTAGGTTGATGTAACGTTCTACGCCACCCCAATTATTACGCACAATAAATGTACGGTCAAAATTCTCAAAAGAACCAAGAACCTCATTGTCGACAAACTGCATGATGCTGTACAACTCTTCTGGCTTACCGTTTTCAATAGGTGTACCCGTAAGAGCAAACTTATATGGGGCGTTATTAAGTTTTTTTACCTGCTTAGAACGCTTAGAACGAAACGACTTGATAGCCGTTGCTTCGTCAAGTACTACGAATCCTCGTGGGAGTTTTTTGACTTTATCCCAGTCGTTAACAACTTGCTCATAGTTAAGGATGATGTAATCAACCTTTGAAGTGCGCCAGTCGTAGGCTTGTTCGTATTGCGCTGCCCTTTTTGCTGGCGTTCCGTCAATGACCAAAGCGTGCGAAGTATCATCTGTAAACTTTCTAATTTGATTTGCCCACTGATATTTAAGTGAAGACAAACAGATTATCAAACCTGGCTCTTTAATTTCGAGTGAATCCATGAGACGTTCAACGGCTGCAATAGTCAAAACAGTTTTGCCTAGACCCAAGTCGTAGGCGACCAGCATCTTCTGTCGTTCGCACATGCGGTCAACAGCCTCTGGTTGATACGGAAGAAGTGTTCCCGTGAAAGTCATAGAGCTACCCTAGCAGGCTCTTAATCTGACTAATGAGGTTTTGCATATCACTATTGTTGTTGATAACGACATCCCAGTCCCATAAGTCCATATCTGTCTCTGATATATGGTCATTAACTGGTCCAACTCCAGGGCGATTAATGCGCCAAATTTGTGCTCCAGGAAACCCTTTAATAAACTCAGCTTCATTTTGAAAACGAACATCCGTAATCACAATGTTATCTGTTGGTTTGTATTGACCTAAAGCTTGCTTAACCCAAAAGTCTTCCCCAAATAAAGCCCTTGCTCCAACGCCCAAATCCTGTAAAAGACGTCGAACTTCTGGGGCAGTTGTTTTTGCATTCTCCCAACCTTGGGAATCAACTAAATCTTGAAGCCTAAATACTGGGTTACCGTCGTTAATAAATGGGTCCATCTCGTATAAAAGTTTGCGGATGTTACTTGCAAACGCAACGTTTTCATACCCGTGCAGACCAATCAACATCCCAGCAACAGTGTCTTTTCCGCTACGGCTGTAACCGCTAAGCCCAATAATCATAAAAATGCTCTTTTCCCGTGTATTGAATGACGTGCGTTTTCAAGGCCAAACATTATCTCAGCTTTACTCATTCCGCCAATATCTTTCATATCTGTATTGTCGTAATTAAAAAACCAACAGTCAAACCCCATAGCTTTGGAGTAATCAAGTAACGCCATTGATGAGTTAAGTCCAGCTTGGTCGTTATCCATGGCAAATGTAATATGGCTAGCGCCTCTAATAAGATTAATTTGGTCCTTAGACACCGCAGAGCCACAGACGGCAACTCCACCCAGTACACCTACTGAAGCAAGGCGAGCCACGTCTAGCGGCGATTCAACAACAACCATGTTGGGTCCTTCGTATCGGTGATAACCAAACAATGTAGATGACTTGCTAATCTTTGGTGGGTAGTTATTAAACCGACGTTCTTTAAACCATTTTTCTTGCCAACCAATAAGTCTATTAGTGTACGGGTCGCGCATAGGAAGAATCCAGCTTGAATTTGAAACGTTCCATAAAATTTCGTAATAATCCGCAGCAATAGGTGTAAGCCCTCTGCTCTTTAAAGCTTCTGCAGGGGGCGCAACAAAAGCGCTAAGCATTGATTCTGTCATCGGCTGTGCTTGTTCTTGAATAGGGACGGGCGCAGTTAACTTCTCAAAAGCTTTGGTGAGATTGCGTTCCCCACTATTAACCCATTGTTTAGCTAACTCTGAATCGACTCCCTGCACATACTCAACAAGTGAGTTAACGCTGCCTTTAAAATGACATGAAAAACAATTATGAACGCCAGTATCTGCATTAATGTACCAAGATGGATTGGCATCTTCTCTACCCTTGCGTTCTAAGTGAGCTGGGCATCTAGCTTTTATTTCATCCCCATGTACTGAGATAACTTCTATGCCAAGCCTATCTAGTAGGTCTTCCATATCCTCTACTGTCATAGGTCGTTTGCATCCATCTCTCTAAAGTCGCCTGTGTTCCAATCCCAAAGCATTGACACTTCTGCTGGACCTGAATTACGGGAAGCAATAACTTTAAGGATACGGGTGTCATCTACATTCTCATCTTCGCGTTGGAGGCCAAAAATAACATCCGCATCTTGATGGAAAGACGATGAGTAACCAATTGCATCGGTGGTGACTTGACCGTTACGCATTTTGTTTTCTAATACCTGTGTAGAGATAACGATTGGTTTATTAACTCGCTGAGCTAATCTCTTAAGAGAACGAGTGATGTTAGTCAGCGCTTGTGGACTTCCTGGCTTCTCTCCGTTCTCGTCCATCATCAAATACATACCGTCAATAAAAACAATGTCGGGTTGGTGAATCTGAATTTTGCTAGCGACGGCAGATACCGTTGCCCCTTCTGATGCTCCGATAAGCCAAAACTTCTCCCTCATCTGAGCAATACCATTAAGCTTTGCTTTAACGCGAGACTCTTCTTCATCGGTAAGTGCACCACTTTGGTAACGAGTGTGGGATACACGCGCTCTCATAGCAACGTAACGAGAAAGCTGTTCTTGGTTCGTCATCTCAAAAGATTGAAACATTGGGGTGTTTCCTTTTAAGTGAACGTTCTGTGCAATTTGTAAAGCTAACGTTGACTTACCAGTTTTTGGTGGAGCAACAATGATTACCAACTGACCATTTTGTAAACCGTTAGTTGCAGCATCAATTGTTGGAAAACCAGTAGTAACTCCTAAAAGTCCTGGGTTGTTCTTGCGAAATAAATACTCATCCCATAACTTCAATGGGTCTTCTGTAATATCAACATCTGTAGACTTACTTAAACCGTCTTCTTCTAACTGAATGATTCCTCGTTGAAGGGCAATCAAAGCAGCTTCATGGCTTTGATGTTTTTCAATCTGTTCAATAGCGTCGCCAATCATGGCAACAGTTGCGGACTTACGACGTGTAGAAACTAACCCATCGAGTAAATAATCAACCGAATCGCTTACATCTACTACTCGATAGGAAGGGAAGTTCTCGTTAATAACGTCAATGCTGGGACACTCACCATATTTGGTAAAGTGTGATTTAAGAAGCGACCAAACCTTACGGTCTTCATTATCAACAAACCAAGAATCATTAACACCACGTTCAAACAATCTTGTTAAATCGCGGTCTTGAATAACCTTGCTAAGTAATAGCGTTTCTTTATTCATATTTGAGTGAAGTCCAATCCCCAGTGACCGTACCGTAGCAGGCGTGTTGGTAAATCCAAAACACCAACAACTTCTGGTCTATAGGGGAGTTCTTGGACCAAATGCTCAATAGACTCGTAATGAGTAAAATACCTAAATGGGTTAGTTCCCATGTGGTCAAGGTGGTCGGTTAACTGTTCTAACGCGGCATCATCCATCGTAAACGAAGCTAATTCTAGAGTGTAGCCAACGTTTTGAGAAAACATATAAAGTCGGCTAAGTAAAGACCTATTAATTTTCATGTCTTTTGTTGCAACTGGAAAAAATTTTAAAACTTTCTTTACGGTCACTTCAAGGTCAAGAAAAGTATCTGCGGTAACAATAACCCGCTTTGGTAGTTCATTACTGATATCCCCTTTCCTCATTTTTTAAACTACCTCAACTTTTCCAAATCGTATAATAAAATCTCTGTTGTCTCTTTCGGAACGACGGGCTCTTTCTGCATCCTCTACTGTGGGCTTTTCTGTAAGCTCCATTTTATACAAGCCGCTATTGGTGTCTAAGCGATTCTGTACAAACTTAGAGTGCTTGCAAGAATTTCTTCCTTTAAAACTTGAACAGTTACAAATCGCTTTCCCTGAATAATTAACCCCAACTTCGTAAACACTCGGTCCAGGAATTTGGTTGTCAGTAAGGAAAAGTTGAACCAACCTTACTTCATCATCCACAAAAGCCTCCATTATCGTAAATCCTTTTCTCCGTTAACGGGGATGTAGACAAACGCTTCTTTAATAAAACTACCTGTCGCATCACCGTAAACGTCAGCCCAATTATCGCGCTGAATATTACTTGTGACAATCGTAGGCAATCCATTGTTAAATCGTGTTCTTAAGACGTGGTGAAGCATATTTTTTTGCCACCCTGAAAGGCTCGAATGTTCTTTACCTACATCATCAATGACTAATACGCGGATGTTGTAAGCATCATCATGGCACTCACCTAGCATTCCCGCATAAAGAGTTTCTTCCGCCTCTGTTGGTTCTTCCATTAATTTTCCCTTTAAATCAAGGACGCCATTAAAGGTCGTAAAATAACAAGGGCGAACAAGAACTTTATTCTCGGAAGGGACAAATGCCTCAATGGGAAACGTAGTCATCATCTCTTGAATAATGGCTAGGGCAAGGGTTGTCTTTCCTCTTCCTGGCTCCCCGTACAAAAGGACTCCACGACCGCATTTAGACCCTCCAGCCTTTAAAATGTATTCACCCTTGAGTGCAAGGCTTAACCAGCCTCTAATCGGCGCCAAAGCCGAATCAGGGGCATCTGAGCAGTCGTTCAAGACCCAGCCAAGACGGGCCTTGGGTATAGAGGCGGTCTGCACCCATGTACGGCGCCTTACCTTTAAAGTTGCTAAGTCAAACACTGAAGTCCTCCCCAAACTCTTTCTTCCACTGCTCTTCTGCCTGAACCATAGCGGTAGCCATATCCTCTGGCGAACTGAGTCGGGATTTAGCTTGGGATGAAAGTTCTGAAAAGCGCGAAATAAATAACTTCCAAAGCTTATTGCCGTCGGTCTCTTTGTCAACCTTAAGGCTGGTAAAAAAAATCTTCATCATCTCTTGCTCAATAAGACCGTTAGTGTCAAAAGAATTTCGGGCATTAGCAAGGGCTATGAAAAAACGGCTACCTGAAACTTTCCAAGGAGCAATGCCCCAAACCTCGTTAATCTGATTCTGGAACTCTAAAACAGATTGATTAACATTCCATTCGGCAGGGGTACGCGATTCTCTGACTAAGTTCTTCTCAGCGTGATTTTTAGCCTTGCGCTCTTGGTACGCCTTGCGACGTTCTTCCGCAGCTTTAAGGCGCTCGGTTTCTTGCTCGGAAGCGGAACTTGACGTGCCCTCAAAAAATTCGTAACCCATTTCTCCATCCAATCGCTCGTCGATTGTTGTTTTATTTATATTACTAGCTGAATAAGCTAATACTTGTATTGTGCTATTCTGCACAGTGTGTTGTATCTGAAGGACGTTTTGTGACCCCCAGGAATTAGCCTCCAGAAAACCTTTTTCTGTCACATAACTAACTGTTACCACGCGGTTTCCCACCCGTTCTTTACGGGTCAGGATTAGCCCAGCGTCTCGCAACTCTCGGAGTGCGGTTTGTATTGCTTTTCTGTTTTCAGCAACTACCTCAGCCAAACGGTCAGCACTGATGGACATATCGCTGTTAACAAAGTAATGAAGAGCAGCTCTCGCTCTTAAAGAGAGCTTTGCCGACACGTAATCATCTCTTGCACAATTTCTTGCGCCCTCTTAAGAACCGCATCTAACTCGTTTGTTAAATCCTCCATGGTGGTTTTTGAAACTTTAATAGCTTCCTTTACTACATCTATGTGGTTTTGTATAGGAGAGGCCTTAATAACATCGTTTAATGGCACTAAACCATCACATAAGTTAAACGCTTGAACCTCTTGAGCTAAACAATATTTAAGCGCAGAAAAACACTGGTCATCTTGTTCATCCCATAGAAGGAATGCGGTTGAGTCTTTGCCTTCAACAAAAGATACTGCGTCTTTAATTGGTTCTTGGCTTGTAGATTGCGAGGCGCCAGGAATTCCTGCTGTCTGCGCGTCTTCATGACAAAAAACTATGATGTCTTTATTGCATACCTTTGCGTATTGTGCGGCAAGTGTTTGGCTTTTAGTAGGGGCTTTTTCATACGCCAAAACTAAAGCGCCACCATCACCTTTTGCATAATAATGGTCTTCCATAAGAGCCTCAATATTTGCTCTGCTGCTCTCGCCATTACCTGTAACTAATACGAAGTATTCGTTAGCCATAGGACCTCCTCTGTAGACGGAGGGCCAGCATACACAGACCTAGCGTTCCCTGCCAACTGCGTGAATTACCGCGGGTTGATAGGAATTAAGCCGTTCTATAACCACGACTAAGGACGACCCAAAGAAAGCTCCCGCAACAGAGTAAACAATAAATAACTTGACTGTTGTTACCGACATCAGTCCTGTAGCCCCTGCTGATATACATAGGGTTACAAAAGCGCGAATTAAACGAATATCAATGAAAGAATCAAAGATAGAGATAAGTTGATTAGCAACAGCAAACATAAAGGCTGTAAAGCCTGAAATAAGGAGAAGAGTTAGCATTCCCTTATCCTACTACTAGGAAGGCTGTGCGAACAAAAGTTCGAATGTGCTACCTAAGTTAATCCATTCAGGAAGAGTTGCTATAAGCCGACTTTGTACAGCAAAACGGTTTAAGTAGTAGTGGCTACGTCCAGCATTAGGGGTGTTACCTTCCCAGAAAAGGTCGGTAAGTTGTGCCACACCATTGCTACCATCAAAGAATGAACCTACAAAAGCGGATTTTTCAAAAAGACCTGCGTCTACATACATTTCTGCATTAGCTGCGGCAGCTGTCCATTTAATGCCTACACGAGCTTTTGCTGCATTAATGGGAGAAGTAAATGTTACAGATGGTCGAGCCCAAGAGCCTGTTGAGGTAACTGCATTACCAGTAGCAGTAGATATTAGATTATTAGAAGAGTCATACCAAGATATAAAAGGAGTTACAGGATGGGTCATAGCAGCGTCATAAAAATAAATACTAAATGTATAGTCTGTTCCAGACTTAATAGCCATTGCACTGGAGGTTAGCGTAACTAATCCAGCAGCAGCAGAATAAAGCTCTACAGAACCACCACTAATAGTAACTGAAGGTGCGTCTTCGTCAGCCTCAAGTTCCGTTGAAGAAAGAACCATTGTTCCGTTGTTTACGGCCCAGTTGTCTGTATTTGTTTCAAAGTTAGGGTTAAGAAGCTCATTAATACGCGTAGCTATAAGAGTAATTTCAACTTGTCTTGCCTCAACAAAATTAGTAGCTGAAGATGCAGCTTCAAACTGAAGAGCATCAAAATAGTGTTTCTCAGTGCTAACTGTGCTTGGAATTAAAATATGAGGGACGCAGAAATACGAACCTGCAGGCGCAGCTTGGGATACGCTGAAACGATGCCAAGATGCTGCCGTATCTGTTACACCAGTTCCAGCAGATGAAGAGGAAATAAGTTCACCTGACATGCTGTACCAATAAAGCTGGCCTCTAACGCTGCGAGCAGTTGTTCCTGCTTGAGCATATCCACTAAAAGTATATGTAGTTTCAGCAGTTACAGGAATTCCGTAATAAATTGGGTTAGTTCCAGACAAAGATAACTCTGCAGTTCCGCTGGCTGTACCTGTAACTTGAAGTGTCGCAGATTGTAGGTTAGGGAAAGTTGCCTGTGCAGTTACCTCGTTATATGGAGTAATGGTTGGGCTATCTGTTGCTGTATGTCGTGCAAGTGTGCAATTAGCTACTGATGCCCACGAACCAATCGACTGCTCAAATGAAGAGTCATTTTGGTCAAGCATAAGGTTACGGCTTTTAGTTACCGTGTTGTCGTAGCCAGCGTATGCTTTCACGTACTCTTCTAGGCCAAGCTTGCTTCCTTTATTCTTATACAAACGAACAGCGTTATTAAGGATAATTCGTGATTGTTTTAAGCCAAGTTCAGGTTCGTACTGAAGGCCAAACTGTTTCATAAATACTGGGATTAAAAGACCATTAAGATTTGTAATATCGTAACGGTTAATAACGTTTTCAGTTTGAGTCTTATACAAGTCTAAGTTGAGAGCAAATAATTTTAAAAAACGTTTTAGTACATCATTACTCTCATCCAAAGCGGCATCATAAGGAACTTGAGATGTAAGTATTGATGGAAGGGAACCATACATTGTCTTTGTTGTGTTGTAATCTTTTACAGAAACTCCCACAGCATTTCCAGCATTTTGCCATCTAGAGTATGTAGTTTCACGAACAAAGATTGAATAGTAATACGCATGGCCTTGTTTTAGACCTACGTTATTCGGAATAGCTCCATTATCCTTAAAAGAAATTCTCGAAGAGGCCGATGCATCTTCAAAAAGCACATCACCATCATCTGCTGTTACTGGAAAACCATAAGAGTTACGAACTAGACGGAGGTAATCCCAAGAACCTGTTGGAGTAACCCAACGTAGTTCAATTGATGCGTAGTCGTAAGGTTTAGCTAAAAACGGAGACGCGTCAAATTGTACTAGGCTATTAGAACCGTAGTACGACGCACCGTAGTAATCAACACCATAACGACTCATTTAGGTGATTACATCCCACCAAGCAAAAGACCAGTGACAACCGCATCACCAGTACCACCACCAGAAGCCGCTGCCCATTTAATCCCATTAGTTGCAGTTGCATCTGCTGTTAAAACATAGTTATCTGTTCCCACACCAAGACGGCTTACTGCACCAGAACCAGAAGCAACAATTAAATCGCCCTTAGTAGTAACCGTAGAAAGGGTCACATAGCTTCCACCAGTTACGTTAGTTGCACTGAAGTTACCTGAGGGGTCAACGTAAGCAACTACTGTTCCAGTAGAATCTTGCCATTCTTGAAGATTTGCGCTTTGGCTAGTTGTGCCTTTAACCACAAGACCTTTAGTAGAAGAAGTACCAGCAGTGATGATGCTTCCGCCAGCAACTTTTACATACTGAGTGTGAGTATCTGCAACGATGCCTTTTTCAATGTTTGCAAGGCGACCATTGAGCGTGGTGTAGTCAGTAGCCGTGTTAGCCCAACCAGAAGCTGTTGCGGCGGTTGCTAGAGACGGACTTGTGCCAATGACTGACTCAATTGCAGTGACTTCATCGAACAATGAGTTCGGGTCAGCTGCCTGAATGATGTCTACAACGTTTACCTTAGGGGTAAACGACTTAACGGAAAGTGGATACGAGGCTGCCATATTTATCCTTAACTTAAGATTCCGCCGATTGGGTTAACTGTAATTACCCCAACCTTAGGAATTTCATTGGTTGCACACTGAACATTATTGATGCCTGAAGTAGACAGTGAAGATGTCCACAAAGAAGCACCTGTAGTGGAACCAGTTCCCCCTGTCACTGCTGACAAGGTGATTGTTCCAGCGCCCGTATTAATAGACGAAATAGTTGTGCCATCTGCGATAGTAACGGTTCCCGACTCTACTGCTATTTTTTGTCCTGCAACCACGTTGTGGAATGAAGACACGTTTGAAATAGTGGCGCTTCCAGAAGTAATGTCTCCTGTAAATGCCGCGTCTTGTCGTGTTAATAACGTTACATCAGCGTATGAAACTCCAGCAATAGTGGCAATAGCTGACAGAACGTATTGAAGAACAAATTGTTCTGCAAAAATAGTGTTATCAAAATCTAAAAGGTTTACAATAATACCGTAAACAGCGTTAGAAACAGTAGTCTGCTTGTACTGAGACGCAATATGAAGATTTAAAGTAATTCTAATTGGTACATACTTTGGAGGAAGAACAGTGACTGTAGTAGTCGCTGGTGTCTTGTCTGTTAGATACGAGATAACGTCCGTAGCAGTGTTATTAAAAATAGTGTTTGCGTTACCGTCTACGTCTACTCCTGGTGTTCCAAGGCTAGTATCGCCGTAAGGGGCCATATACAAAATGATGTTGTTGTATACAGCTCCATCAGCTACAGCTTTTCCAACTGAAGGTACTTGTACAGCTAAAGCCGCGTAATCAGAAAGAGAAACCGCTCTATTAAGAGCAGTCAAAGCAAAAGGAGTATTGAAACGAATGCTATCTGTGGATTCAGCATCTGCCCCACCAGAAGCAGCTTCTTGGTTGTTAACTGTTAGTCCAGCCACAACATTTGTAAGAAGATAAGTAAGAGTGTTAGGACCAACGTTTCCTGATGCTCCGCCTCCCACACGATAAGTTACGTACACAGCTCCAGCAGGTGGAATACGACCACTGATGTTGTCGCCAAACGTAATGTAAGAAATTCCATCAGCATTTGTGGTTACTGTGTATGAAGGGTCGTTATAGCCAGAATCAATAAGGTAGCTAACTTCGTTGTAGTAAACGCCACTAGCTACAACTTGAGTAGTTCTTGAAATAAGAGGGTGTTGTGCAAGAGTAAAAGACTGGTAAGAAGCCCCGTTAGAGTCTCCAACGTACTCATCAGTTACGGTAACTCCTTGAGTTGCAGCTACAGTTGCTGCTCCTTTTACCGCTCCAACAGCTGCTGGAACAGCTAACTCAACGTCAGTTTCAAAAATAATCTGAGTAACAACGCCGTTTACTGTAGTTGTAGTGGCAACTTGTGTTTTTGCTGGAACAGTAATAATCGAAGCAGTTGAGTTTTGAAAAGTAAGGGTTGTTTTAGCAGGGGTGCCTGTACTTGGCGTATAGTTAAGCATGTTCGCAATAGACAAAACAGAACTACGCTGAGTAGCGGTATTGATAAACCCCTCATTAGCTGAACGGTCAATGTAGTAGTTGAGCATGTCTCCCATAGAGGCAAAAAGTTCAATAAGGGTAATTCCAAAGTCTGAAGGGTCAGTTGAGGTCCATTCAGGCAAAATATTTGGGATAAGCGCAATCATGTCATCGCGGATAGCGGCATAATCACGGGAGGTGTAATCTACTTGAGGTATGTAGTTAGATGCCATTAGAACTCCTGAATAACGTCGCCTGAACGGGTAAGGTATCCCGCTTTTACTGAAACTTGGTCGTATTCTCCGCTTGGGAGCTTGTAGTAAATTGTAACGCTTAAGGTGCCCAATTGTGAGTCCATAGCTGTTTTGATATCTACTAGTTTGAGGGTTTCTAAGTAAGAAGAGAAGGTTGTAGCCACACTTCGCTTAACAACGGCATCTGCTGCCTCTGTAGTTTCAAACATAGCTGATTTAATTGACCCACCGTACTGAGGACGAAATACTCGTTCCCCAAGCTCAGTCATGACAGCCGCAATGACACGGCTCTGCCAAATTTTATTTTGGTCGCTAGACGACAGGATTGCTCCCGATGAGTCTAAAGAAAATGGAAGAACAATTGCGCGTTCCATTAGTACACTCCCATCCATACTGGAAAGTTAGGGTCTCCGCCTTCAAACATAACCCAGACACCCTGGCTAATGTTAGGCACTTTTCGGTGGTACGTATGCTCAGCTGGAGTGTCTCCAAGTTCTGAGCCGTCTTTATCTAAAAGGTCCGTCGATTCAACATGTGCATGGGTAAGCTCACCGCTATTCCCCGAATGAGCAGCGTGAGAAAGTGTTTGAGTAGCACTAAAGGTATGCGTATGCGCTGAAGGCCCACTTAAGCCGCTAGAGGTTGTGCCAGAAACTGAAACGCTGTGGCTTGTATGAGTATTCAAAAGGGCAGCCACTTCAGAAGCAAGGTGAGGAAGATGGTCTGGGTGGTTAGCGTTATCTGTTACAGGTAAACATGGGTAAGCCCAGTTGGTGACGTTAGTATGTAGTACTTGTGGAACTTTAAGACGAATTCGGTTAAGTTGTTCTGGGTCTTCGTTATCAATACAAACTCCTCTGTATATACCAAAGTACTTGTTATCTAAAACGTTCATTTTCCTGCCAATTTCTTATTAAGTACTACAAATGGCATTTTCTTATCAGGCACAGCTGGTTTGCGAACATTACCAGACGTACCTACCCATTTGTGAGATGGCGTGGATTTTACTATTGCCTTAGGCATATTTTTTACAGCAGATACGTGCGCTGAAGCGTTTTTACGGATAGTTGTTCCAGCTTTTTTAAGAGAAGTCTTTGGAACAATATTTTTTTGACGAACTCCTGGAGTAATCACTCTTTTTACAGATGCTTCTGGAGCCACAACATCTTTATTGTCTGTCCATTTACCCGCTAAACCTAAAGAGTCTGTGCCTATTTCTATTGTAGTAGTAAAAACTTCGCGCTCTAAGTAGTGATTAACACTAAGCACGGTCCAAAAACCTGAGTACGACGGTCCAAGTCCGTCTAAATAAACAGGCGCATCAGGCAAAAGAGTGGGGCTTCCTTGAAGTGTAGCTGTGCCTCTATAGGCATAACGATTACGTTCATCTGCAGCGTCGGATTCAAACTTAGCAATTTGAAATGTAGGAGCCACTACACTGGTTTGATAGGTGTCAAAAACAAGAGGGCTAACTGTAGTTCTAGTTGTCGTAATCATCTTTTGATTGGTATTTACGTGGTCTACAGCAGTTTCTCTATTAACTCCGCCAATAGCCACAGATGCTTTTTTAATGTTTTCATATGGAATTGAATCGCCAATTAATGGCTTAAAAGAGTAAATGCCAGTTTTTTTAGTGTCCAAACCGTTCATTTTGTAATAAGCTGCTTGAGCGCGTAAGTCAGTAAACTCTTGAGTCAAAGGCTGAAACATAATAGTTGTGTTATCAGCTTTTAATGAGTAACCATTCTGCTTAGCTAAATCTACCAATAGCTCCCAATCAGACCTACCTGCTTGAGATATTTGGTCGTATACACGTTGAGTAGGGACAGCGTTATATGAAAATCCGTTTTTTGTTGCAACATCAGCTACTACTTGGTCAGCAGTTACATCTACCCATACTTGCTGTGATTCCTGTTTAAGTAAATAGGAAGCTCCAATTATTGTTACTTCTACAAAGTTTTTTTCTGGTGAAATGTCTGGTTGAATATGGTGAATATAGCCATTGATTGTTCGAGAGCTTCCGACCCCAGATAGATTTACTGTAACTGGAGTTCCAGAAGTCATTGATTGGTATTGAACAGCCCAGTCTGAAAAGTAAACTTTAATTATTTCATGTTCGTAACGAGCATGGCTATGATTAAATTCTGCCGATTTACTTAGCGGCATATCAAGGGTAGGAAACTGTATATCAAGGTAATTAAACACGAGGAACCTTTAATACAGTTCCAGCTGGAATATTGGCAAAGTCTGAAATGTTTGTGTTGTATTCGGGAATAAGCCACCAAAGGTCTGGTCGGTAGTAGTACTTGTATGCAATTTGGTCTAAGCGCTCTCCCTCAGCGTATACGTGTTCAAACCATGAGGTGTTTCCAGGGGTATCAAACTCATAATAAACAATAGGGTAATTATCGCCTTCAGGGTAAAAAGCAATGTAATCAATAAGTTGAGTATAGTAGCGTGATGTTTGGTAAATCATTGTCCCGCCCAGTTTGTTTGGTCAGTACCAAAGTTAGTAGACGTAAATGCTGTTCCAGTGCGTAAATCTATAGATAGAGTTACATCTGTACGAATAGGAATCATTTCACGGGTAAACGCTAAATGAGAAACATTTACACTTTGAATCATTCCAACAAGTCTTTGTGGGCCTAAATCAAGACGAATAATTGTTGGGAGCAAAAAACTAATATTTGAAGTTGTTGTTCCCCATGTACTCTTGTATCCATCACCATTTATAGTTTTGTACAAAAATTCAAGGTCAGCTTCTGTTCCTCGTTTAAGAAGGTCAGTAATTTTTGCTTCCATGTTGTTAGCAAAATCAAGACTGCTTCCTGGTGCTTGCCCTTTAGCATAGTACTTAGCAAGAGCTGTTATATTCATATAATTTCTTGCTTCGTCTGCAGCATTAGTTACTTTGGTATACATTGATTTTGCCGCGGCAAAATCATTAGTACGGTCAATACGAAGAGTTAAATCAATAGTAGAGTTTGCTGTAACGAGGCCAGTAAGCATAGCTGTAGCATCATTTTGGCTAGGAGTAATACCCCAGTTGACAGAAGTGTTTTGAGTAAATGTTTCTGGATTCCAAAGGAACTGAAAACCGTAGTTACTATTGTAATTACCTACAGTGTTAGCTTTCTTTCCTGTTTTTGCGTCTGTAGTTGATGTGGTTCCATTGTATTTTCTAGCCAAGAATATACGTCCACGACGGTTACTATGTAAAGCATTAGCGTCACTTGGTTGGCTTACTGTAGTAGAAACAGAACCTGGGTCTACAGGAAGGCTCCATTCATGCGGAGGAAGATTCCAACTGTAAGTTGAATCTGGGTCAGATTGAATTGGTATTACAGGGGGGTTTGAAGCCGCCGTTATTACATTGTTTCCACCTCTAGTTTTTAAAGGGTCGTCTTTTCTTTTTCTGTGGTACCCCTCCACAGGGGTTTTATTTTTGTTAACGTTATCTGGGTTTTGATTGAGCCATTTTACTGCGCCAACAGCAGCCATAGTTACATCTTCAACAACAAAACCTAGCTTTGAAGGCGCTTTGACGATAGCTGTAGCTGTTGTGTGAAGAGCATTAGCAGGGTGAATAACAAGCGCATTTTCAAGGTGCCCTACAAAACGAGTTAGACGACTACCTGTGTTAGTAGGTACAGTCTTAATACCTGTTGAGGTTCTTTTATTAGCTGGGCTATGTGTACTTGCCATTATTTGGTTGCCACCTTATTGTTGATAGAAAGTGATTTAAGCTCGTCTTTGACAGCTTTAGCAATGTCTTTTGCAGTGGCTTGTGCTCCGTGGGGTACCTTAACTTCTACAGTGACTCCGCCGTAATTAATAACATTTTGAGCGGAACCGCTTGTATGTTCCAGTGTACCAGTTTTAGAATTAATAAACATGTACTTTTGATGAGAACCAAAACTAGAAGAAGAGCCTTGAGCACCCGTATTATCTCCAAACCCAAGACCAGAACTAGAGGCATTTCCTCCAGACATAGCGTCTTTAGGAGTACTTCCACGAAGCTCATTTACTGTTACTTGTGAAGCAGCTGCCTCTAAACCGTAATTTCCAGTGCCTTTGTAACCACTAGCAGCATGCATAATGTTATTGATGCCTGTGGTACCTGTTTTATGGCTTAATACTCGTGAACAACTTGTCACTGAGCGAAGATTAACACCAGTGCGTTTTACTACATCCCCTGTGTGAGGAGCTTCAATCATTAACCCATTACCCATGTAAATAGCAACGTGGTGAGCAGGCTGCCCCCAGAAAAGAAGGTCCCCAGGTTGTGCCTGCATAGGGTCGACCTGGACTCCAGTCTTTTGTTGTTCCTGTGCTGTACGAGGTAGCACAACTCCTACTTTAGCCATTACAAAACGGGTAAAAGAAGAGCAGTCAAACCCATAGGTATCACTTCCACTTCCCATACCTTTTGTAGGACCAGAAAGACTTCCGCCACCCCAAGAATAAGGAACACCTTGTTGTGTAAGAGCAATTCCTACAGCCATGTTTCCAGCAGCTAAGTTTGCGCCCCCTGTAGACGGCCCAGAAATACTTGCGCCCTGTCCGTTACCAGAACTTCCTCTGTGAAGACCACTAATAACTTTTTGTGCAACAGTTGGTGCAAGAAGACCCGCTAAGAACACTGCACCAGCAGTAATAGGTCCAGACAGACCAGCCGTTTCAACTCCCCCCACAGCTTCTGCTGCAACACCAGCTTCCCCAGCAGCCACCGCTGCAGTTCCAGCACGTGCAGCAAAGAATCCACCAACTTTACCAAGCAAACTTTTACCAGCAGATAAAAGGCCTCCCCCAATACCAGCAGCGCCAAGCACAGAAAGAATACTAAGTGCAGACTTTCCAATATTATCTGCAGCTAAAGTTTCTGCTTTAGCCAATTGCTTCACTGCATCATTAGCAAACTTACTAGTTTGTAGTGTATTTTCCATGCTCTTGTTGAATCTAACAAGAAGGTTAGATGCTTCAATAAAGCCTTTTGACATAGAAGGCGCAGCAGCTCCTTGTACACCAAGTTGAGCTGCAAAAAGGTCTGACTGCGCTCCTTGAGCAGCAGTTGTAGCGCCTGTTCTATTAGTAGAGGCGCGAGTTAAATCCCCGCCTTTAGCAAACTGTTGAGCGGCTAGTTGAAGAGCATTTCTAAGGTCTGAATTTCCTGCAGCAGCAGCGTCAAGAAAGTTTGATAAACCGTTTCCAGGTTGAAGTCCGATAGCAACTTCTTGAGGAGTTAGTTTCTTTCCAACTTGAGCAGATGCAAAATTATAAATGTCTTTAAACACTTCTGAGGCGGGACGAGCTGCCCCATTAGAGCCACGAACGTTGATACCAAACATACGCAGGTTATTAACGCTTTGAGCACTATTAAGACCAACAGCAGCACGCATAGCGCTAGATGCGCTACCAGTTAAGTTAGACAGCTGTGAAACTCCGTTAAGAACTCCGCCGTAACCAGGTAGGGCTCCTACTAATCCGCCTTGTGCTCCACTTTGAATGGCTTGAAGAACATCAGTAGGACTTGTTGCTTGACCGCCACGCATAGCTGCTTGAGCAGCTGCTATTGGGTTGGCAACGCCAGAGAATCGTGCTTGAGAGGTAAGTAGCTGAGTACCAAGAACTTCTTGTACTCCTGGAAGAGCTTGAGAGGCACCTGCACCAACACCCACAATTGTTGCGCCAATTTTTCCAATAGTTCCGAGTACACCGCTAAAAGTTCCAGATGTAGTAAGGTTTCCTGCTCCACCGCCAGACCCTCCGCCAGCACCCATCGTAGGCATACCAAATGCTTTAAGAATGGCATTAGCTTTTTGTAAAGTTACGTCAAGCTCTTTATTAAACTTTTGTTGCTTGCTAATGTTTGTG